AGCAATTATTTTAGCAGCCGAAACTTCGTTGGTTTTGGGAACTGATTTATTCATTGGAAAAGAACCAGCAATGCCAAATAATTGTGTAACTATTTTTGATACTTCAGGGACTAATTGTGTAACTATTTTTGATACTTCAGGGACTTCCTCTGTATTGGATTTGGATGGAGGGGGTTTTGATCAACCATCCGTTCAATTACGAATTAGAAATACAAATCAATTAACGGCTTCTGCATTATGCCAAACACTTGTAGGAGTGTTGGATGGTATGGGGAATGAAGCTGTTGGAACAACTACATATATGATTATATATCGTTCTAGTGGTCCAGCTTTGTTGGAGTGGTCCAGCTTTGTTGGATTGGGACGACAATGATAGAGTTCGATTTATTATCAATTTTAACATTTTACGAAAAGAATAATAACTAAAAAAGGAGGAAAAAATGAGTAGTGTAGCAATTACGGGAATTGGGACCTTATTACGAAGATGGAGTGGCTCGGCATGGGTCAATATGTCAGAAGTAGTAGAAATAGATGGTCCAAAAAAATCAAGGGATACCATTGAGGTGACCCACTTAGGATCCACTGATGGATATAAAGATTACATTGGTGGTTTACGTGATGGAGGGGTTACAGAATTAGGACTTGGTATTACTGCCAAGGATGCAATTGTGGCTGATGTGAGTATCAAAATTAGTGGGGAAGTTACAACAAATTCTGGAGCAAGTTCCGGATTAACTTCATAATCAATTTATTTTAATAAACTCCTAATCAAGGAATTTTTTATACATATTTAAAAATAATCAAAATGACAAAAAAAGTAAGTTTAATACTAGATAGAAAAACATTACTGAAGAAAGAAGAATTAGAAATTAAAAAGGTTGATTTAGGTAAAGGAGAAATTGTATTTGTTCGTCAAATGACTGGCCGAGAACGGGATACTTTTGAGCAATCCTTGTTAAAGAAAATTGAAAAACCTGGAATGGCAGTTGCGTATGAACAATCCCTAACTGATTTTAGAGCAAAATTGGCAGTTTGTACTTTATGTGACCAGGATGGAAAATCTCTTTTAAGACCTGATGATTTTGAATTATTAAGTCAAAATATGTCAGCATATAGATTGGAACAAATTGTGAATGCGGCTCAAAGTATTAATGCAATTTCGGAGGCTGATAAAGCTGCTTTAGTAATCAATTTCGTTTATGTAAAGAATTAGGATTTGCACATCCTGATCATTTACTAAATCAATTAACATCAAATCAATTAAGTGAATGGGAGGCATACGATAGATTAGATCCGGTTGGACGTTTTAGGGAAGATTATCACATGGCAACTTTAGCGGCAACAATTACAAATTTAGTAATTGGTGTTCATGGTGAAAAAAATGCTAAATTAAAAACAGTGGATGATTTCATGCCAAAATGGGATATTGTTATTGGGGAAGAATCTACGGAAAAGAAAAAACGACAAAGTACTGCGGAAATGAAAAGAATTCTGATGGGAATAGTAAAGCATCAACAAATCGAGTATAAAAAGAAAAATAGATGAATTTAGGGCAGTTGATAGCAACATTAGGAGTAGATACGACAGGACTTACTGTGGCGCAGCGTGCTATGATGAAGTACGAAGCACAGGTGCAAACATCTGTGGCTCGTATTAATACTCGATTACGGACTATGTCTGCAACTATGAGAGCAGTAGGTAAAAGGATGACTACATATATGACAGCGCCATTAATCTTGATTGGGGGTGCAGCAATAAAAATGAGTATGGATTTTGGACAATCCATGTCTAAAATTGTTGGTCTGGTTGGAATATCGCAAAAAAAAGTAAATCAATGGTCTGAAGATATTCTAAAACTCAGTCCACAAGTAGGTAAATCTGCAAAGGAACTTGGGGATGCTATGTTTTTTATTACTTCTGCTGGTATCCGAGGCACTAATGCAATGAATGTATTAAAAATGTCTGCTAAAGCTTCCGCATCAGGATTAGGGGAAACTAAAGTGGTTGCTGATTTAGTAACTTCGGCAATGAATGCTTATGGAGTAGCTAATTTATCTGCTTCTAAGGCAACTGATATATTAGTAGCTACTGTACGGGAAGGTAAAGCGGAAGCTTCCGAATTAGCACAATCAATGGGTATGGTTCTTCCAATAGCTTCTCAATTAGGTGTAAAATTTAGTGAAGTTGGGGCTTCTATTGCTGCTATGACAAGGACTGGTACAAATGCTTCAACTGCTTCAATGCAATTACGACAAATCATGGCATCGTTTATGAAACCCACACAAGAGGCTGAAGAAACACTTAAAGATTTGGGAACTTCTTTTAAATTGGTTGATGCGGGTTTTATGGCAATGGGAACGTCTTCCGCAGAATTTAGAAAAATAATAGCTGACGAAGGTTTATTTCCAGCTTTATTAAAATTAAAAAGATTAACCACTGAATTTGGGGATACTGCAATGGCAAAAATTATTCCTAACATTAGAGCTTTATCTGGTGTTTTAGATGTTGTTGGTAAGAACGTGGATCAAAATGCGGTTATCTTTAAAAACATGAAGGATACCACAGATTCAGCTAAAATTGCATGGGAGGCAGCTTCTAGGACGGCAAAACAAAAACTCAATGTTGCAATGGCATCTTTAACATCTGGGCTTGTTTCATTAGGGGTTGCTTTATCTAAAAAGGTAATACCAATGATAACCAAATTAGGGGATTTAATACGACAAGCATCAATTTGGTTTCGAAATTTGTCGGAGGGACAAAAAGATTTAGCACTCAAAATTGGAGGGGTGTTATTAGTCCTCGGACCAGTCATGCGAATATTTAGTTTTTTGATAGGAGGTGTATTAACTAGATTGATTTCTTTAATTTCAGGACTTGCAAAAGTTTTTTGGGGATTGGCATCTGCCATTTGGGCTAATCCAATATTGATACTTATTCCATTAATTATTGCAGCGGTAGGTGCTTTGATATTAACATTCCGATCATTCCAAGATTCTTTTGCTAATTCTATGTTGGTGATTGAAAATGTTTGGATTAAAATTAGAATTGCATTTTTGAATGGGAAAGGATATATTCAAAATATTTTAGTGCAAATAATTAATTATGTGATTGATTTTGTTAATAAATTTACTAATAAATTAGGCTTGGGGGATCTTATAAAAAAGGATATTGATATAGGAAATGCTGCTATGCAGATAGCTGATAAGATAAAAGAGTTACAGGATAAGATAACAAGTAATAATGAATTACGTGACCATTTTACAAGTTTTGGGGAAGCTGTTGTTATTAATATGAAAAAAGCAAAAGATGCTGTATCTGGTTTATTTAATTTTATTCCTAAACTTCCAGATTTTGGTAGTGCTGGAGAAAGGGAACCACATGGATTACAAAAGATGCCATCAATAGGTATAAATGATGGAAAATCGGAACAACGTGCTAAAAGCCCTTTTTTTAGTTCCAATTTAGAAGCAAATAAAATATTTGCAGATGTAAATGAACAATTAAAACAATCAGAAATTAATGTGATTAGATTTGGGAATGCATTTGATACAGTACAAGATCAGATTAGAATATATTCCCAGGCGTTATTGGGATTGCAAGCTATTAAAGGTCCAATTTCAGCAAGTCAGCAAAAAATGATAGATGATTATATTCAAAAATTGAAGGAATTGAATGTGGCAACAATTAGTTATGGGGATGTAGCAAAGGAAGCATGGACAAATACTATGGCAAATATTGAAAGCGCAGTGGCACAAGGAATAGCTTCTTTAGCAACTACAATAGGGGAAGGACTTGGTAATTTATTTACTGATGATGCAAAAGATTTTGGAAAAAATATGCTCGAAACAATTGGTGGTTTTATTAAATCAATTGGGCAATTATTAATTCAATATGGGTCTTTAATGTTGGCTTTTTTGATTCTTATGAAAACGCCAACAATAATATCTGCTATTGCTGCAATAGGAATAGGAATTGCTGCGACTGCTGTTGGACTAAAATGGCAACAGGAGGTTTTGTACCTAGTGGTTTTCCAAATGATTCATTTCCAGCAATGTTAACATCAGGAGAGGAAGTGATCCCAGCAGGTGATATACGTAATTCATTAAATCAAAAAAGGGCAGCCAAAAGAGAATTAATTGCTAAAGTAGAAGGTCGTGATCTTTTATTTTTATTACGAGAAACAGAACAAGTTGAAAACACATTTTAGAAATTATGGCATACGGAGTTAAATATACAGCAGGTTGGGCATCACCAGAACGTCAAGGTTATCTGTACATAGATAAATTGAATTATTTTGGTGCTAATACTGATATTGTATTACAAGCGGATGGATTACGGATTTCTCGGGTTGTTGGGGATTGGGAAACTCATATATTAGGATCTACTTTGGAAATTTCGATTGTGAATGATAAGGCAGATTATTTTGATTTGTTTCCATTACTTACAGCCGAGGAACAGGAATACAGAATTCGAGT